TTGTTGGTGTGATTGAATCTCCAGAGTATTTTTTTTCCATAAATATAAAAATATCAGGAATTATGTAATCTTCCTTTCGTGCAAAGATAGCAATATTATGAATCGGCTCGCTGCGATTTATTACTTGATAATGCGTATGTCGGATGCAGCCCTTGCCAACAAGGCAGGACTTACTTAATGTTACTATGGTATCCTTCTCAATCATTGGTTGTAGCTTTTGGAACATAACCCATTGCAATCATAGCAGCAACGATAGCGGCAAGAGTCTCAACTGTTATCTGCTTAAAGATAAGCAGAAACACACTGGTAAGCACAATGAGCGAGCCTATTGTTGACCGCCAGTGTTTTACTATTATATCTACCGCTTGCCTAAACTTGCTGACTTTTCGCCTCATAGTTTTTATACGCTATGAGTAAAATAAAGTTCTGCTTCAAGCCTTCTGCGAGTAATAAGCCCATTGCTTTTCTTACCGCCTGCATTCACCCATTTGCCAAACTCCGCAGCTATTGCAGTGTCGTTTGGATTTGCTTTTACCTTCTTTAATAAAGTTGATTTAGCCAATGCAGCAGTGCCAAGATTAAAAGCAAAACTAACCAACGCATCAAACTGATTTGAGTTGACTTGCACTCCGTTGAGTAGTGCCGTAACATTCTGCTCAAAGCTGCGAACTGTATGTTGTAGAAGTTTCTCAGCATCTTCCTGCGTGATTTTATCGCCCATCTTAACCTTGACATTATTCGCGTAATAGGTGCTTCCATAGCCTATCGTTGGCACTCCTGCGCTGCAAAGGTAAGCACTGAGCTTCAAGCCTTCAAATTGCTTAATTAAACTTAGCCCCTTGTTAGTCAATTTCATACTGAAAGATGGCGGTAAAAGTTGCACCCGAAAATGTAGAACTACTATCAGACTCAAAGTTGATGTTGTTATTTCTTATAAATGTAGTAACTTGACCATTTGCGCTTCTTATTCCGCAAGCACCTATTGAGTTATTTGTAGTTGGCGCAAAAGGATAATCAAAATTAAAATAGCCACTATTAATACTTGTAAAATCTAAATCAACAGTTCCATAAATTGAGCAAGTTACAATATTGCCAATTCTTGAATATTGTGCTTTTATTAATGTTGGATTTGAGCAAGCTCCACCTGCCCCATCCAATGTTGGAGTCCACGTTCCGCTAAGTCCTATGTTCCCAACCTCAATCTTCTTGGTTGTTCCTGCGGGCGATTGCGAGGTGTCGCTTACATCAACGATGCAAAGGTAGTCGGTTGCCTCTGCTACTGAGAGAGCTTCTAAGTCTGTTATTTTAATTCCTGCCATATTATTGGTTTATAAGTTATCAAAGGTAGTAATTTAACCCAATCAATCGAGCACTGCTGCACCTCCTCGATTGATATTATCCAGTTGCCATCCGCATCTTGAATTGGATTAAAGTAATTATCGGGGATGAACTCAACCCCTATCAGGCTTTGCGCCTCTTGTTCTGTAAGTAAATGTACTATCATACTTGTCTGCCTAATGTTGTTTGAAACGCTTGCACATCTGTATATAATGTTGCTGCTTCTGCATCTGATAAACCTGCACCTAAGAATGCAAATGCAAGTTGGTGATTAGTCCAAAATTCAGCAGTACCAGTACCATTTCTTGCACCCAAATAAATGTTAAAATTAGGTAATGATACAATTGATACAGTATTACTACCTAACAATACACCTGCTCTAAATGCTTTTACCAAAGTATTTGAAGTCCTTGTACCCATTATTAAAGATGTGCTAGGATTAGCAGTATAGTTAATAACATTTGTAAGAGCTCCTGAAACAATATTACCATTTGATAAATTATTTTGAATAAAATTTGTTACTCCAGTTTGAAACACTCCGTAAACTTGTGTACCAGTTGTATTGTTAGTTCTTGAATAAATACCAAATGAATGGCTATTTAAAGATAAATTTGTTGATGGATTTACATTAGTATCCGCATAAGCATTAGTTCCATTAGGCAGCGCACCATTACTTGAGTGAGTCCATCCACCAACAAAGCTCAAGCGGTAAGCAGCGTTAGTATCGGCAGGATTTTTTAAGTTAAACTTATGTGTTGCTGCCGTTCCGCCAACAAAAGGGTAAATAGCAATAAGTTTTGTCCAAGTGCCATTGGCTTTCATTGAAGTTACCAATGTGCAAATTGCTGAGGTAATTGTCGCATCGCTGATTCCTGCGGCAGTTAAGAAAGCAAGTGCATCAGCATCGGTGCATCCTGCACTCGCATACCAATATGGATTAACTAAGAAGCTCACGCGTAAGTTCCGATTAACATTATTTTCAATCCTTTTGCAGTACCATCTCCAATTTGGTCAATGTCGATTGTCATCTCCGCATCATCTGCAAGGGAAGTATCGCTTATCACTGGAGGAGTAGTAGCAGTTGTGCTTGTCTTTTGAGTGTTGTTAATTGTAATCTTAGTGCTCAAAATTGTTGTTCCGCTTTCTTTAATATTTACAGTAAACAATGAGCCGCTTGCCTGCGCAGTTGTGAGCGATGCTCTAACCGCAGTAAGTGTTACTGCTCTCGGCATCCTAAATGTTATTTTAGCAGTGCCAGTAGTAAGCGCAGTTCCCTCATCTGATGCGGCTACAACAAGCTCGAAAGGTGTTGCAATATTACCGCTGCCAAGAATCGATGCAGAGTTTATTGTTTTTATGTTTGTACCGCTTACCAGTGCTGCCTGCTTTGCATTGAAAGTAGTCCAATCAGCAGAGGTTAAGAAACCTTTTGCTCCTGCACTTGCCGCTTGCCCATTGGTATAGTCGATGCTGATAACTCCTGCAGTTGCATTGAAGTCAGCAGCGGTAAATGCCGCAGCTCCTTTAGTTGAGCCATCTGCCGCAGCATCTGCAATTGATAGCGTTCTATTTGCGCTCAGGTCACCGCCTCCACTTAATGGAGATGTAGTGCTTATGCTGCGAGTAGTTGCAACCTTATTATTAAATGTAGTCCAATCTGCCGAGCTTAATGCCCCTCTATTAGTTGCGCTTGCAGTAGGTAAGTTAAATGTATGGGTGCTGCTTGCTGAGCTTATCGCAAAGTCAGTTCCTGAAGTTCCAACTGCTAATGTTTGAGCTGCTCCCGTTAAGCTATTAATGGCAGTTATGCCAGTGCCTGCCATAATACCTGCTTGCTGCGTTACAGTTAATACAACAGAAGCAGTTGATGGAGGAGGATTTCCGCCTGCTTGAAATGAAATATATACTGATGTATTGGCTGTGCTCCAAACAAACTCATAGTAATCTCCTGCAACAACATCTAATAGAAAGTTCCAAGATGGTAATGTATGCCCATCAAACGAGCCGTGCTTTGCAGGAACAAGCACAATGCCTGCTGAGCCTGCAACATCAACTCCATTCTTTCTAAGCCAAATAGTAACATCGTGGTTAGACGATGTTGGATTTGTAAACTGAGCACTCCATTGAATATTGTATATGCCAGTGTTTGCAATTGTAACGCGAGAGCCACTTACAACAGTAACTTGATTTGATAAGTCAGTTATTCCTAACAACATTGGATAGCCAGTGTTTATTGCAGCGGCAGTTTGATTAGTTATATCTGAGAATGCTCCATAGTAACCCGTTGGAGAAGGTGTCGCAGTGTTATTTAATACTCCTAAAGGAGTTAAAGTCAAACCACTTCCAACAGTAACTTCCTCCATTATACCAGTGCTTGCAGAATATCTACCTACGAGCTTATTGGTTGCCATTGATGTTGTGATAGTTCCGCTTGCAGTAATCGGTCCACCCGAAATTAAGCCAGTTGTTGCAACCGATGTTACTGTGCCATTTGTCAGTGTTGGCTTGTTCTTTATGAAGTCAAGCGCAGCATTGTTGCTCTGCGTCCAATCGCTTTGAATCTGTGCCGCAGGAATAGTTGGCTTGTTTAGTATTTCTTCAACGCCACTTGTTGCATTCCAATCGCTATTTACTTGCGCCGCAGGAATAGTTGGAAACAATGTCGGAGTACCAGTGCCATCTAAGTAGTCGGCACTTGTGCCAGTAGGTACATCGAACTTACCATTGAATGTAGTCCAATCTGTCGAGCTGAGGTAGCCATCGCTTGCTGCTCCTGCTTGGCTGATGCTTATGTCG